TAAAAGTACCAGCAGTATCTATGTAAACTAAACTTATTTTAGAATAACCACTTGCATCTGTGATTGCACCAGTTACCTTAAATACCATCCAAGTATCTAATGTATTTGCTTTTGATATTCTTATTCTTCCTCTATTAGTATCATTACCAGAAACATCATCCCAACTTTGTACCCACGCTGAAACATCTGTACCATTAAATTCTAAATCATCTATGTACATTTCAGTTGCACTAGATATTGTTGCATTGTTTAATCTAAATTTTCCTGCTCCAGGATCGGCATCTGTTGTTGTTGTTGAATATTGAAACATTGCACTATCTCCACCAGCAGGTAGAAAGTCTGCAACTGTTGTTAAATTACCATCACTATCAAATCCTAAAGTTTTAGATGCTCTATCTGTTGCACTATCTGTAAACTCTGGTGATGAAATTGTATTGGTTCTTGAAACTTTAAATGATCTATCCAACTCTTCTTGCATTTGTTGAATGGTCATGGTTGCACGATCCAAACCCTCTTCATGTGATTCCGCAGGGAATGGATCATTGGCAATATAATCTATTGCCTGTGTTTGCGGAAC